TTATTTTTGTACTTATTATTCCAAGGAGAATTTATAAGAGCAGGAATTGTTTTACTAATAGAACTATTTATATTTACTATAGGTAGAGAATTAAGACGTACGTTATGGGTAAAATGAAACAACTATGGGCAGAAATGCGTGAAAAAGAAATGTATGAGATGGTGTCACATAATATACCTAAAGAACCAGTGTCTTTAGATATAAAGTGTCCCAACTGTTTTACAAATAAACTGAAGTTTAACTCTTCAACTGATATAAAATGTACTGGCTGTGCTCAGGAGTTTGTATTGGTTGATGCAAATACCGTAAGGTTTAAATAATATGCAAGAATTTATAATGACAACAATGATTTTTATTATAGGTCTAGTAACAGGGATGTATTGGCATTACTGTCTAGAGAAAGATAAAAAGAAATGAAAAAGATTTTCACATCAATATTAATAAAGAAAGGTGATAAGCTTGTACATACTTTAGATGCAAAAGAACAATTGTATAAAGAGTATGTCAAGTCATTACCTGAAGACACTAAAGTAGATATATTTATGGACGTGTCTGGTAGTAAAGGTAGTAAAGCTCAGTTAGCTAAGATACATGCTATGATCAGACAGTTAGCTGATGATGTAGGTGAAGATACTATGTCAATGAAAGCTCAAGTTAAAGAAAGAGCTGGCATTGATAAATCATTTGCAGATTGTGACAAGCATGAATTAAGTAGTGTAATACAAGTTATACTTACTATGGGTGATTTCCTTGGTTCTAATCTTCGGGATTAGAGTCTTGAGCCTTAGCTTCTCTAATAGCTAATTCTTCGTCACTAATGTAATTCTTAGGTCCTCTCATAGTTTTAGCACGTTGTGTGTTTCTGTGTGCTCTTCTAGTATCTCTTGCTTTTTTAGCATCAACATCATCAAGATTAACAATTGCTTCTTCTCTTGGTTTATCTGTTGGCTTAACTTTTAATTTTCTTTCTTCTAATTCTTCAGGAGTTAGAGGAGTTAATGGTTCATCACTGGTAACACCGCCAAATATATGTGTCATGATTTTATCTTTGTCATATATTTTGGTTTTGTTTTGTAAACCTGCTTGCATACTAAAATTTGCTAGTAGATTTGACATGGCCCATAAAGATAAAGCATGTAAGTTTATTTCATCAGGCTTTAAACCTTCAAAGTTATTGGCAACTAAGTTTGCTGATTTTATTACAGTTTTTTCATCCTCACACTGATATAAATACTCAACAACTTTATTTAGTACACGTCCAAATTGACCTGACACTTCAAGAGTAACTATATCTTCATCAGGAACAGCAGCAAAGGTATCACCTGGTAATGCTTGTGATGCTTCTAATGCAGCTTTCATTTTCATCTGTGCTATTTGTTCTTCTGTGTATTCTTCTTCCATAATATATTATTTGTTACAAAGATATATATTCTCTAGTAAATACACAAGATATTAGCACAAAATTTATTATATTTGTAAACCAAAATTAAGACATATGACTATAGAAAAAAATAGCTTAGCCTCTGAAACTCAAGACTTTGTAAAAAGAGTTAAGCATAAGTATAACCTTGACGTTAATATTATACTTGGTGGTACTATATTAGACCAAAAGAGCGGTAATAAGATTGCTTTAGAAATACTTAGAGATGAAACATATCACGCTATGTGTGACTATGATTATACATTACAAAAGTATTTATCTATTAGAAATAAATCTAGAAAGAGAGAGTTTGTATCTTGGCAACAAGTGTATGCTTACATTGCATGGATGCATGGTCATTCTAAATTAGATATAGGTAGAAGTTTATTAAAGAATCATGCTACAGTTATTAGCAGCATAAAGAAAACACAAGATGCATTGGATGGGTATAACCCATACTTACTAGAAAGATACAGATACTTAACTAATTATTATTTAACACATGTGGGAGATATTACAAAAAATACTACAAGACAAGATAACGCCTAATCAACTGCTATTACTATATGCATTTGATCAGAGCCTTGCTATATCACAGATAAATCCTCACTTAGAATTAAGAGGCTTGCTTGCTGAAGAATACATGAAGAA